ACTGTGCTTTTGATTACTCACTTGGATAGTCTCAAAGATATTGCCGATATGACTATTGACATTGAACGTCAAGATGGGTATGCTTATGTTTCCCAGTAATATTTTTATGTTCCCGCAAAGTGGGAACAAAAGGTGTATACCATTGGTGCTAGGGGGGGTAAGTTTTGTCCAAGGATAAAGAAAATGACTATTGACATTGAGCGTCAAGATGGTTATGCTTACGTTTCTCAATAAAGTAAAATACCACTGGAAATGTGGGCGACACTCTAATATTCCTGCGTGTTGTGTTTTGTGGTTCCTTGGTCCTTGGAGACTGATACTAAGAAGCCCCAGGCTTTGGTCTATGTTTTATGAGTCGCCTTATATTCGGTGTCCGCTTTGTAGGTTTACACATCGCTGGAACAAAATAAAAGAGTGTGAATGTGAAATATGATGTGGTTTCTTCAAGAGTATCCAGCAATAAGCGGATTGATCTTTTCAATCATTTTAGGATTACCGGTAGGATTAAGCACTGTGTGGAGTATTAGAGGATTCCACGAAGACCCAGACAAACCAAAAGACGAAAATGTCTGGGATGATGAGTGGGACTTATGAGAGCCGGGGATTTAGTTAGGTTTAGAGAAATTTTAACTCATGGGGCAGGCTTGCATCAACCCACTGTTTATACCAAGTGGAAAATAGGATTATTGGTAGAATATAAGCCCTGGATGAAAATTGCACAAATACTATATGAAGGCAAGGAATATAAAATACGAGCCAATGATGTCCAGATACACAAACAGGCGAAAAGAAGATAAGAGCACTACTTAAAACTACAGAGGAGGTGCTGTAGATATGCACGAAAAACTAGACAAATGGCTCGGAAAATGGGCATCACGAAAATTAATAGTATGGGGAACTTCCACCGTTTTCTTGGCGGCTGGATCAGTTACCAGCAGTGACTGGGTGGCGGTGTCCCTTGCATACATAGGACTTCAGGGTGCAGCAGATATTGCTGCTAAGTGGAAACACGGCTGATGAAGCGATTGTGGTATAAAGCCAAAGAGATTTGGTGGAAAATTATATTGGGGGTTGTTGTAGTGGCAGCCCTCTTAATTTACTTTTACCGTTTGCTTAGGCCAACGGAAGACAAAACAGATTATTTGGAAGCAATTAAAACAGAGGCCACAGCAGCCTTAAAGGAAAATGAGTTGCGTGGTAGACTAGAGAAAGATAAGATTGGTGCGATCAAAGGAGTCTTTGAAAGTCGCTTAAATGATACTAAGAAAATAAACGACCGAGAAGAACGATTGAAGGCATTAATCAGACTTCACAAGGAATTAGACATCTAAGGAGATGAAAAAATGGTAGATATTCCTACATTAGATATTGAGGATTACGATCCCGAGTTAAACGAAGAGCAAGAAACTGTTGAAGATAAATCAGGGGGTGCTCTAACTTACGCTATTGTTGGCGCTGGTCAAGGCGGCGGACGTATGGCGAAGGCGTTTTATGATATGGGTTATACAAAAACCGTTGCAGTAAACACTGCTCGTTCAGATCTTAATGGATTGGATATTCCAGACGAGCAAAAGTTCCTAGTTGATGAACACGGAGAACAAGGCGCTGGCAAAGATCAGGCAAAGGCCCAAGCCGCAATCGAACGCAAAGAGCAGGAAGTGTTCAATAAGTTCCGTGAAATTTTTGGAACTAACGTTGATCGCATTTTGATTTGTCTTGGTGTATCTGGTGGCTCCGGCGGCGGGACCGTTAACACTCTTATCAAAGTGGCTAAGAAATACTTTACCTATATCGGGGTAGAAGATGTAGATCAACGTGTTGGCGTTGTGGCATCGTTGCCGACTGCTGGAGAGTCTGCTTCTCCGACAGTTGCACAAAATGCCCACGCTCGCATTACGCAACTTTGTGACCTTGCGGAAAAGGGGGAAATTGCTCCTCTCATTATGGTAGACAATGAAAAGATTAAAAAACTATATCCTAAATTAACAGTTAAAAAGTTTTGGACAACGATTAATAATACAGTGGCGGGATTGTTTCATGTATTTAACGTCCTGGCAAATAAAGACTCAGAGTACACAACTTTTGACGCTACAGATTATGATAGTATCATGCGTCAATCAGGGTGTATGATTATGGGAGTTACAAGTGTTAAGGACGTTGAAAGCGAAACAGCAATTTCTAATGCTTTGAAAAAGAATTTAGAGAAAACGCTTCTCGCTGAAGGGTTTGACTTGACGTCGGCATCCGGTGCCGCCTGTATTGTTGTTGGCGGTGAGGTTATCTTTGAAGAAACGGCAGGACTAATGGACAGTATCGAGTTCGGCTTTGATACATTGGCTGCACTAACAGGCGGCGCTATAATTCACCGTGGTATTTATGAAGATGATAAGCGTGATAAACTTGTGACATATACCTTGGTCAGTGGTCTTAAGCGTCCTGCCAAGCGTATTGATGGTCTTAAGAAATTTTTGAAGTAGTATGAAGAAAGTAGTTGCATTTGCGGTGCTCTTGTCACTCAACGCCGCTGCGGCAGAGGTCACGAAGTTCGAACCTCGCCCAGCGGTTGTTGAGCAAGAGGGCAGCACCTATGTCGGAATTCTGTTGAGCGAAGAAGACTTTCGCAAAATGCTGCAAAAGAAAATCGACACCAACGCTAAACTATCAGAGTGTTCTGTAGATAAGCAGGTTTGTGATAAGGCAGAAAAGATATACCAATCTTCCATCACAAAACTAGAAGACCAACTCAAGAGAAATAATTCGTGGTTTGACAGAAATCGTGGAACAATCGGTATTGTCACGGGTTTACTACTGGGGACAGGACTCTCTGTTGGGATTGTCCATGCTGTGTATCAAAAGTGAGTAAAAAAGATACAAATTATATAGCAGCGGTCGAAAAGTCGATTGCAGAAAAATATGGCAAAGAAACTGTACAAGATTTTCGGGCAGAGTGGACCCCTCGGAAAGAAAAAGAATATATGGAAGAATTGAAAAAGACATCACCTGATCAATTCCCAAGTTACAGTCATCAAAGAGACAGGGTTCGAGACAATCGATCTTGCCCAGTGTGTAAAACATATTCATTTTCACCACAGGACGACCTATATATGAATAGGTTTAAGTGCTGTCATCTTTGTTATATCGATTTTGTCGAAAGAAACGAGCAAGAATGGCAAGAAGGCACTCGACCAGAAAAAGAATATATTATGGGAATTTTAAGGGGAAGAAAAAATGGCAACAGTACTAGAAATAGTTAGAGGTCTTAGTCAAGCAGCAGCAAATGCTTATGATGGCGCTTTGGATGAGAATGGCGAACCGCTGAGTATCGGCTTAAACCGTGAAGACGGGCATCCAATAATTGATAGCCGTGTCATGGATGGGTTTAAGGTCCGTTTCGCTGCCGATCAACTAGTTGTTACTTATCAGGGAGAGTCTATGATCAAAGAAATGCACCCTAGAAACAAATTTGAGAACGAAATTGAGGCAAAATTTTCTGATATAGCGAAATTTCTTAAGAAGGAGTACAAAAAGATTACTAAAAATTCTGTATCTCTAACTGAGGTTGCGGACGCAGATATTTTAGTACAATCGACTTCTAGAAAACATTCTTGGGTTCAGGCGACCAAACAATACAAAATTGGCGGTTTAGAGGAAGTAGCCTCAGTTCGCCAATCTTCTGATCGTAGCGAATTGAAATCGTTTGAAAAGCAATTTAAGGATTTTTTGGAACTATCTTCGGATAAGAGACCATCAAACGACAAAGCCCCAAAGAACCCTGATACGCCGGAGGCTTAATGCCGTCGAGTAAACAGGAGATTATGGCGGAAATAGTCCGCTGCGGGAAAGACCCGGCTTTCTTCTGCAAGAAATACGCAAAGATTTCTCACCCGATGAGAGGGTCTATTCCTTTTGATCTTTACGACTTCCAGGAGAAAGCCCTCCAGGATTTCAAGGAAAACAGGTTTAGTGTGATACTCAAGGCTCGCCAGTTGGGGATATCAACCACTGTTGCTGCCTATGTTTGTTGGCTTATGCTTTTTGCAAAAGATAAGAATGTATTGGTTGTGGCTACCAAACTTGGCACTGCTGCCAATTTAGTTAAAAAAATAAAAGCAATACATAAAAACCTCCCACCATGGCTAAAGATATCTGATATTGCAGTTGATAATAGAAATTCGTTTGAATTGACAAACGGATCCCAAGTGAAGGCTTCTTCTACTTCGGGCGACGCTGGTCGTTCAGAGGCACTGTCTTTACTTGTCATAGATGAGGCAGCGTTTGTTGATGGTATAGATGAGTTGTGGGCAGGTTTATATCCAACTCTCTCAACCGGTGGACGCTGCATTGCTCTTTCTACTCCAAACGGTGTTGGCAATTGGTTTCATAAAACTTATACGGAAGCACAGGAAAATAAGAACGACTTCCACACAATAAGGTTGCCCTGGAACGTTCATCCGGAAAGAAACCAGACATGGTTTGAAAAAGAAACTCGTAATATGTCTCGTCGTGAAATTGCTCAAGAACTTGAGTGTAATTTTAATGCATCAGGCGATACTGTGGTTCATGGAGACGATTTAAAGAAGATCATAGAGGAGACAACTGACCCCAAAAGAAAAACAGGATTTGATAGAAACTATTGGATCTGGCAAGAGCCCGATCCTAGTAGGCAATATTTAATGGTGTCAGATATTGCCAGAGGTGACGGATCAGATTATAGTGTCGCTCATATTTTTGATATTGCTAGTATGACACAGGTGGCGGAGTACCAGGGTAAGATAACCCCCGATATGTTTGCCCCAGTGTTGTATTCTATGGGCATGGAATACAATAATGCGCTGCTGGTTATTGAAAATAACTCATTTGGTATCGGAGTTTTAAGTCGTCTTCAAGAATTAGCTTATAAAAATTTATATTATAGTGTAAAATCAACCCACGAGTATGTGGATGAGTTGACCGCAGAAGCCATTGGCGGAGTGGCAGGTTTTACAATGTCTATGAAAACTAGACCATTAGTTATTGCTAAGTTTGAGGAATTCGTGAGAAATAAACTAATTACTATTAATTCGATGAGGTTGGCGAACGAAGTTAAGACCTTTGTTTGGCACAATGGTCGTCCTCAGGCGATGAGAAGTTATAATGATGACCTTGTTATAGCGGCTTCTATTGCTTGTTGGGTTAGGGACACTGCTTTGACTGTTAATAAAAGGGAACTAGAATACAAAAAAGCACTAATCAGCGGTATTTCTGTTTCGACAAATACTTTCAACACTAAGATAGAAGGTCAACATGGTTACAAGCCTCAGAAAAAAACTTTTAAGGGCACAGACGGCCGCACTCACGACCTAACATGGATAATTAAGGGATAAAAATGGCAGATAATTCTAATAACCCAAGAAATAATACATCGAATTTATTTCGCCGCCTAACTCGTTTGTTTAGCGGACCAATTGTGAACTACGATAGACCTTCGGTTGTAAGAGGTACATCAAGAGATGTAAAGAAATACACTTTTACAAGCAGTACAGGTAAAGAGTTTAAAAAGAAAGAGTATTACAATCCTTTTGGGGATTTAAGTAACAAGGTACTCTACCAGAGAAACAAACAAGTCAGGTATACAGACTTTGAACAAATGGAATATATGCCTGAAATAGCCTCGGCATTGGATATTTACGCTGATGAGATAACTACATCTACTGTTTTTAATCCTCTTGTTGGTATTGACTGCCATAACAGGGAAATAAAGGATATCCTAGAGACTCTTCTTTATAATGTCTTGAACATAAACTCAAACCTGTTTGGTTGGGCAAGGAGTATGTGCAAATATGGAGATTACTTCTTATACCTTGATGTGGATGACGACACAGGTATAACAAACGTCATTCCACTTCCAGTCCGTGAAGTTGAGAGAGTAGAGGGAACTGACCCAACTAATCCAAATTACATCCAATATTTTTGGCAAAACGCTGAAGGACAAAAAGGCGTGACCTTCGAAAATTGGCAAGTTTGTCACTTCCGAGTGTTAGGGAACGACAAATATGTTCCCTATGGCACATCAGCACTTGAGCCAGCCAGAAGAATTTGGCGACAGTTGACCCTCCTGGAAGACGCCATGATGGCTTATCGAATTGTTAGGTCTCCAGAGCGCAGGGTCTTCTATATTGATGTTGGGAATATCGCTGCTGAAGATGTTGAGCAGTATATTGAACAAATCAAGACACAGATGAAGAGAAATCTTATAGTTGATGAAGATTCCGGTAAAGTAGATCTCAGGTATAATGCTATGAGTATTGACGAAGATTATTATATCCCCGTGCGGGGCTCTGCCAACAACACAAGAATCGAAAGTCTTGCCGGCGGTCAATTCACTGGCGATATAGATGATGTTAATTACCTAAGGGACAAGCTCTTTTCTGCCCTTAAGGTGCCGAAGGCATATTTGGCACAATCGGATGCCCAAGAAGACAAGACAACTTTGGCCCAAAAGGACATTAGATTTGCCAGAACAATCCAGAGGTTGCAAAGGGTTGTGATTGCAGAACTAGAGAAGATGTGTATCATACATCTTTATACTTTAGGATATCGCAATAACGACCTACTTTCTTTCCAATTATCTCTGAACAACCCGTCCAAAATAGCAGAATTGCAGGAATTAGAGCACCTAAGGACCAAGTTTGACATTGCTGGTGCTGCAACTGATGGGTATTTTTCGAAAAGATGGGTTTATAAGAACATTTTTAAACTTACTGATGAAGACATACAGAGAATACAGATTGAACAATTTGGTGATGCCAAAACAAGCTCTACTATTGAAGGCGTCGGCGAGGCCATTAGTTCTGAAATGAGTGGCGATGATGAATCATTCGAAGATGAAGGCGGTGATGATCTTTTAGGTGGTGACGAAACCGACGAAGAAGCCGAGGAAGGTCCACTACTTTCACAACCAGAGCCTGGGCAAAGAGATGATGGATACGTTCCGGTCAAACACCCAAAGTGGAAACAGGGCGCAAGAAAAAGAAGTTATCTATCTTCCGCAGGAAACAATTTGGCTTCATCCTCCCAGAGAAACCTATTTAAAGGGTGGAGTGGTGAAATGTCTCCTTTGTCTAGGGGAATTACTGGAGAGTCACTTGA